TGACAGTTCCCGCTTTTTACAGTGGCATTCGCTTTATTTCTGAAACGCTGGCCTCATTTACTTCTGGCGTTCATCATCCAGATGAGGGATATGTAGCAGGTCATCCCGTCACCAATCTCCTAAACCGCAACATAAGCACTATCTCTATCCCATATCGCACTAAACAAGCTTGGTACTATCATGCCACTGTCTGGGGCAACGGCTATCTCTGGATTCGTCGCGATGCTTTTGGCAAACCCATCGGACTCTATAACCTCAATCCCGAATTGACGCATCCGATTATCATCCAAGACCAGAAGTTTTACGTTGTTGGTTTAGGAAATCAGAATAAGATTGCACTGCCTGATACCGACGTTCTCCATATCGCACTCCTGGGCTATGACGGATTACAGGGCTACCCACTTGTCTATCTCATGCGGGAAGCACTCGGACTATCCAAAGCAGCAGAGCGTCACAGCAGCCAGATTTTCCGCAAGGGCACGATGTTGCGAGGAGCTGTCGAAGTGCCGGGAGCGATGACAGACAAACAGCTGGCGACCATGCAGGAATCGTTGCGGAATTTTCAGGGCAACGAAGGTCAAGAGGCGTTAAGCACCATGATATTACAGGCCGGTGCTAAGCTCAACAACTCCACGATGCCTAACGATACCGCCCAACTCATCGAAACTCGCAGGTGGTCTGTTATCGAAGTTGCACAGATGCTTCGCCTGGCTCCGCATATTCTTTACGAATTATCTCATGGCAAATGGAATTCGGTGGAGCAACTGGGTGCAGAAGTTGTGAAGTATTCCCTGGGCCCGTGGATTGTCCAGACGGAGCAGGAGCAGACCCTTAAGTTGCTCACGACGAAGGAAATCAATCAAGGCTTAACGATACGCATCCAGACCGGAAGCCTCACCAGAAGCGACGAGAAGACCCTTAGCACTCAAGTCCTGGCAGAGGTCAATGGTGGTCTTAAGACCCTCAACGAAGGAAGAGCAGAAATCGGGCTGCCAAGTGTGGGTCCAGAAGGCGACAAGTTGCGGGTTCCAGTGTCATTTCCGACAGCACCAGCCGGCGGCAAGGGCACTACAACTGGTACAACGCCAGCACCCAGTGAAGAAATCCCACCGACCGATGAGGATAAAGAGCAGCCGGACTATCGGAAGGTCATCGAACCATTGCTGTTTGATGCCATCACAAGAGTGGATGCGAAAACCGACAAGGCATTTGCTAATCGAGAGGGCAAAGAACTCACGATATGGGCAAATGTTTTCGCAGAAGAGCAGCTGAAGTACGTCCATTCTGCCCTAAAACCAGTAGCAGAGGCAGCCGTAGCATTAGGTATTTCACTTGATGTAGGCACGATGGCACAGAGATATGCCAGTGCCATCCGAAAAAGAGCAGCCACATCACAGAAGGAAACGCTTCAAGAAATGGTGAAACACCTATTTCATGGAGAAGCTACGAAATCCGAATCTGTTTGAATCTGCTGGCGACCCTAAGTACACAATCACTCAGGCAGACGGCCAGCCGGTACGCCTCGAAGGTTATGCGATTGTCTGGAATGTACTTTCCAGCGATCGTGGTGGATATGTGGTCAAGCTCTTAAAAGGTTCTGCTACTTTTTCAACCCCTACCTTTGCACTTTACAATCACGACTACGCTAATCCCCTGGCCCGCAATGATGATGGTTCTCTCATCATTTCACAAGATGGTTACGGCGTCAAAGTATCAATCGCACTTCCAGATACCAACGTTGGCAGAGATTTACAGGCGAATGTAGGTAAGCAACTCATTAGAGGGATGAGCTTTGCCATGCTCCCAGAGGGTGCAGAGTTTGAAGATAGTGATGAGGGAGATATGAAAGTACGTTCGTTTTCCAGTTTTCTTTGTGATGAAGTCACTATCACAGCGATTCCGGCATTCGACCAGACCTCAATCAAGTTAGCAGATACACAACCAACTCCCGTTGTCCCCAGTTACCAGAAGGAGCTGGATGAACAACTGGTGAAGTTAGAGAAATATAGATTGGATTCATATTCCTTTTCGTTGGCAGAGCTTCAACGGGCGGCAGTCAATCCACAAATAAGGTACTAAATAAAATGGACATCAAAGTATTACGAGAAGAGTTTGCTCAACTACACACAGAAGCAAACGCATATCTTCAAACCAAAGTCACTGAAAAGGGTGGCTTCTCTGCTGAGGAAAAAGAGCAGCAGGATCGACGCTTTGCCCGCATGGATGAGATTAAAGACCAGCTCAAGCAATATGAGAAGCTGGCTGACGATGCGATATTGCAGACCAAGAATGGTGAGTTCACTGGCATGGTCAGTAAGTCACATGCAGTCGCAGTACGCAACCTTTCCGAACGAGAGCAGGCAAATGAGTTCGGACGCACTGGTAAGGTTCGTGATAACTTCACGATTATCAGCACCTCTCAGAACTCGATTGCTCTGCCGGTTGAAGTTCTCGGGCCTACGATTGTTCGTCGTAACCAGAATGCTTTCCGAGCAGCTCTGGCAAAGACGGGCTATAGTGCTCTATCAAATCCAAACGTTGTGCAGTTCAATATGCCAGTTTGGGATGATACTGCATACACCGGCGAATCAATCTCCGAAGCTTTGACGACTGATGATACGCAGGATACCGACCTCTCTGGTTCGATTACCCTGGGCGTCACTTTGTTTGAAGGCAAAACCCGCTGGTTCTCTAATACCACTGTTTTGGCTGGTACATTCGACCCGCTGCAAACGGCTGGTGTTGTATTGCACCAGATGGTAGAAAAAGCCCGGGAATCGGCTGGAACTACTCAGGCAAAAACGCTCACGAAGAATCTCTTCACCAGTGCAACGTCTGCTGTATTTGCCTATGCCGACTTGATTGCCTGGGAACACACATTGCCAGTTGCTTATCGCTCTGACTCTGTTTTTATCTTGTCTGACTCGCTCTATAAGACGATGCGCGGTCTGGTCGATAACAACGGCCGTCCGGTGATTGACCTTGACCCTACCAATAACTGGAGCGAAGTGATTCACGGCAAGCCCATTGTCGTTAGCGATTACTTCGATGCAGTTTCAGCCAGCAGCAAGTCCGGTATGTATTGTTCCGGTGCTGCGATTATGGTGTACGATGCAGGTCCGTTGCGCTTTATCCGCTTTGAGAACTATCCTCTAAAGGTAGATCAAGTGGGATACAACCTTGCTCAGAACGGTGATATCCAGTTCATGGCAGCCGGTTGCTCGCTCTGTAAGATTCACGCCTAAATGACGATAATATCCACTGGGGGCTTAATCGCCCCCAGTGGGTTTGTTTTTTAAGGAAAGTATGGAACTCAAGCAAAGAATCCGTTTCATTGAAAGTTGTGTAGCTCTTAAGAGCGATGGCGCTTCCTACGTTAAGGGCAGGGAGTACGAGGTAGGTGCACCGTTTGCCAAAGAAATGATCCGGGCTCACTTTGCAACAGAGTGTACCGATCCTGCTGTCGATGCTGCATGGAATCCAAATCCAAAGCCAGAGGCAATCGACTTTACACCTAAAGCAATAAAGAAGGTGAAAAATGAAGTTCGTAGTCACTAATAAAGTCACGGCAGACAAGTATGGCTACCCACATAACAAGGAAATCACTGTTGCTGAAAAAGAGAATCGGCAGTTCATGGATTCTCTGGTAGAGGCTGGTCATGCAAAGTATGTAGTTGCACCAGCTCCCGAAGTGAAGCCAGTTGCAAAAGTAGAACCAGAAGCCAAGTAAATGAAATGCGAAGTCATCACACCACCGGCAACGCTGCCTCTCGACTATGCAAGTGAGGCGAAACCTCACCTGCGCCTTTTCGATGATACCCAACAAGCCTACGTTCAAATCTGCATGGAAGACGCCACTGATTTCTTCCAGACCGAAACCGATTGCTCTCTTGTTACGCAAACTCTAATGGCTACCTACTATGATAGCGATGCGGGGTTTCATCATCTGCATGGTTATTATGCGTGGGGTTATGGATTAAACCAGTATCACCATCAACGCCGACGATTGCCTTTGCCTAATGGGCCGGTGACTTCCATTGTCCAGGTATCTGCCAATGGGGTTGTAGTCGATCCTTCGCAATACGATCTTCGGGCAGCCGGCAATACTGATTATCTTTATCTCACAAGCATTGCTACGGTAATGCCCCCGATAGAAATTACTTATCAGGCGGGTTTTGCGACAGGGCTTGATGAGTATGGGGATTACACTCAAGGTCTGCCAAAAGATATTCGTCGGGCTTTGCTTTACATGGTATCAAACTTTTTTGAGCAACGGGAACCGACGACCAACAAGGCAAATAATATCCAGAACTTCGGACTTGAGAGGATATTTTCCAAGTATCGCCGTACTTCAATGGTGGGATAAAAAATGGAACCACTATCAATCGGCGACCTCCGGCATTCTCTCATTTTCGAGCAACTGTCCACCCGTTCTCCAGATGCCGAAGGATTCTCGAATGACAGTTATACCACCATAGATACCGTTCAAGGGTCTATCAATCCCTTGAGCGAGCGTGAGCTTAACCTGGGACGCACTGTAGGTTCAACCACAACTCATAAAGTCACCATTCGCTACTTTGCTGCGTTGGCTACCTCGCCCAGAGGCACGATACGCATTCGTTATGGTTCGCGAATCTTCACCATCAACCAGATAATCAATGTGGAAGAGAGAAATTACCGCCATGACCTATCGGTGACAGAGGCACACCGAACATGAGCGAGCATTTCCAAATTGAGGGGTTGAAAGAGCTGGAGCAGAAGTTGATTGACCTGGGCAGAAAAGATGCCCAAAAGGTTATGAAAAGGGCACTGCGAAAGGCAGCCGGTCCGGTAGCAGCGGCAGCCAAGTCACTTGCCCCGGTGCGAACTGGCGCATTGCAGCGATCCATCAAAATCAGAGCAGGCAAATCCGGCAAAGGTAGAGTATCTATTATTGTGGGTACTGCCAAAAAGTGGTTCACTGGAGCTTTTTTCTATGCTGCCTTCCAAGAATTTACCCACTACATAGGCAGTCGCAAGTTAGGAAATAAGCGTCACGTCTATCAAGGTTTGCACTTTATGGAGCGCGCCTTTGATTCTACCAAAGGACAGGCCCTCGCTATCGCTGAACAGGAGTTAAAGAACGGTATTGAGGCAGCGGCGGAGCAAAAGTAAGTGGCAAATTCTATAGCATCTGCAATAGTTTGGCGATTAACACAAGACCCAACATTCTCACCACCCATTCTGGCACTGGTAGGAAATCGGGTTATCCCCCAACGCGCTAAACAGCCGGATATCTTTCCTTTCATTACCTACAAAACCCATTCAAAAGTCACTAATCCTACCCTTGATGGTAATGAAAATGGCACAACTTTCATCAATTTTACTTTTACCATCACGGCCAGTCAGGCCGAAGGTTCTCCAAGTATCAGTTGCGAGCAGGTAGCACAAGCGATTCAAGCCTGTCTGGACCAATCTGGTGGTACTTGGAATGGTGTCATCGTCAATCACTGTTGGTTGGAAAATGATGGTGAAGATGAACCCGTGGAGATTCCCGATTCTGCCGAGATACTTTACTACCAGCGCGACGTTGAATACTACGTTATTTATGGTTCGCAAGTAGTCACAACTGGAACTGTAGCAGCAATCAGTGGCTTTGATGGTTTATCGGGGCATTCTGGAACGTCTGGGATTTCTGGCGTTTCTGGTTTCTCGGGTGCTCAAGGGGTTGCGGGACCGACTGGACCAGCAGCTCGGAGCGGTTTTTCGGGCTTCTCTGGGGCATCTGGCCTATCTGGGGCCAGCGGAGCGTCTGGCGTCGGTTTTAGTGGCTTTTCGGGAGCTCAAGGGACTTCCGGCCTCTCTGGGGCATCCGGCCTCTCTGGGACGTCTGGAGCGACAGCCAGGAGCGGTTTTAGCGGGTTCTCTGGCCTATCGGGGGCTTCTGGCTTCTCAGGCACGTCTGGTTGCTCTGGCACAAGCGGTTTTAGCG